CTTCAAAGCGGCCGTCTTTACTAATAATAAAAGATTTAGACTCTAATATACCATTTACAAAGGCTCCTGGAGCAGAAGGATCAGCTACTGCATCTATGGTAATAAGTTTCATGTTTTTTACATGATTAACCCCGCCCCGCTCTTCAAGAGTGCCTAGAGCTCTAGAAGACATACCCATTTTTACTCCATCTAATATTAAAGAGCGCATTACCTCTCCAAGAGGGGTACGTAAAATTTTACTTTTACCCTTTACTATATTACCGTCCATTCTCAGTTCAGTAATTAAGTGACACGCTCTTTCACTATTAACAGAAGCACTCTGCGGGTGCTCTAGTTCTCCAAGCGCACGATTGTTACGGACAAACTCTTCATTATAACGCATTACCTCTTGTTCCATTTCCCCTTTACTATAAATACGGTTATTGCGGTTTTTCTCTTCCGCTACCATATATACCCCGGAAACGTAAACATTAGCCGGCTTGTCTTTATTGCCTTCTTCAATGAGATAATCAAGACCCTCGGTAATAGGGGTCTGTGTTATAAGTTTAAGTAGCATTTAGTTATATTTATGCTATCCGCATTGAAAAGCTATGCAATACTGGTATTTTATTGCCGACTGTATAAAATATAAAAATGATACTTAAAGATGTAGTAGCTACTGTTTCTACTAAAAACCGGACCAATACAACCTTGCCACTGGTTATTACTTCTATCTTGTGTTCTACCTATAAACCAGGATTAGTAATTGTGTATGATGATAATGACGAGTTTAAAGATCCGAGAGAAAATGAAATTTATAAAAATTTACTAACAGGTCTAAATAATATCGGGGTTAACTGGTACTGGGTACCTGGACAACGCAAAGGACAAATACATAACCATGAACATGCTCGGTTAAACGGGGATCAGGAATATGTATGGAGAATTGATGATGATAATATATTACCAGCACGAGTTTTAGAGGGTCTGTATAATTTTATTAAGTCAGACGCTAAAATAGGGGCAGTCGGGCCGTCCATTTTAGACCCTAAATTGATTAGAAAAAGTAAAATAGCATCTAATGCAATAAAAGATATTAATTTAGGCTTAAACGTACAATGGAATTGGGAAGATAAAATCTCTATACAAGAAGTGGAACATTTGCAAGGTAGTACCTTTTTATATAGAAGGGCGGCGGCTTCTCATGGCTATAATTTAAATCTTTCCCGTGTTGCCCATAGAGAAGAAACAATTTTTACGTATGAAATGTTTCGTAACGGGTGGAAGCTATACGCTATATGCGGTTTAAATACCTGGCATATGAGATACGGTGGTGGTGGTATACGGGATTTTAATATAAAATCTTTATTTGATAAAGATGAAGAAATTTTTCAGCAAAAACTCAAAGAGTGGAAAGTAACACCTTACAATTATAAGTTTATATATCTAGATAATGGCCGTGGAGATCATTACGCGTTTAAAAAAATATTAAGTTTAATCTCAGAAAGACATTCTAATAAAAAAATAATTATAGGAGCCTGCTACCCTGATGTTTTTTGGGATATAGATTTACCTAATGTAGTAGTTACCACTATGGGAGAAATTGCAGAGTATATAACACCAGACACCCACAACATATACAAGTTTATGGGAGAAACTAATTTTAAAGGCAGTCTTTCTGAGGCTTTCAAGAAAATACATTTATGATAATTCTAATAAGTCCTTATTCTCAAAAATTACCTAAAGATATTCCTAACCCAAAAAACTTTCCCTATTGGAAAGAATTTGTAGAGAAAGTAAAACAAAAAATACCTGATATAGAAATAGTACAGGTAGGGGTGCAGGGAGAAGAAATTATACCCGGTACAACAAAAACTGCTTTTAATTTGTCTCAATCAGAACTTTTAGAGTTAGCAAAAACTAGTAGTGCATGGCTGTCAGTAGATAATTTTTTTCAGCATTTTTGTTCTTATTACAATATACCAAACGGTATAGTTTTATTTGGTCAATCCGATCCTTATCATTTTGGGTACTCTACTAATATTAATCTGTTAAAAGATAGAAAGTATTTAAGAAAAGAGCAATTTCTATATTGGTGGCACGAGACTGTTAAGTATAATCCAGAAGCCTTTGTAGATGCAGATACTGTTGCTAAAACCTTATTTAAGGTGTTAAAAGTAGACTAAGTATTGGTATGCCATTACCAACTTCTACTGTTGGGCCTTCAGCCTTTCTTTCTACTAATCTTAATAACCGTATACAAAGTTATGACATGCTTGCTGAGCGTATTTTTTTCCAGCTCGGCGCGCCATTAATTAATCTTGAAATAGCCTGTAATGCGGCATACGATATGATTGCTTATGCAATTGAGCAATATACCCGTTTCACTCCAGGTACTGAAGAAATACTTTTATTTGATAGCGATTTATACACTAAAAATCAGGGGATAAAGATCGATACATTAATTAATAATACCCCTGAAGTTTCTGCTTTAACCTCTACATTCCAATCGGGGTGGGATTACGATTTAGATAGTTATAGAAAATGTATCGGTATATATAACTTTGTAGAAGGTACTAATGATGGCGTTAATACTCTCTTTACTATTGAGCAAAGCTTAGCACAGCAAATGCACTTTGCATACTCTCTAGGAAGTAAAGCGTTCGACGTCATTACTTGGCACGTTCTTAAAGACTGGCTGAAAACTCGCGAAAAACTATTCGCAATGAAACAGTATGTACGTTTTGATCCTCGTACTCAAGTTTTAAGAATTACCCCAGATCCGAAAATTAATAATGACGGTCGTTATTATGCCGCTGTAGGTCTTTATCTAGAGCGTCCTATAAAAGACTTAGTGAAAGAACGTTGGGTAATGGAGTATGCTAAAGCTCTTATAAAAATTTCTATAGCAAATACTCGCGGTAAGTATCAAGGCACACAGTTATTTGGTAGTGGTAGTTTGCAGTATTCAGAATTAATGTCCCAAGGTAGACAGGAAAAAGCAGATCTAGAAAAAGAATTAATGACCGGGGTATCGGAATCTCAAGAACCTCCGATGTTTTTCTTAGGTTAATTAAGTACCTGGTAAAGCGCTACCAGTTGATGATGGTACCGGGGTAGGAGCGGCTCCTCCTGGAGCTCCAGGCACTTCACCTGGCCCACCACCCTCAGGTGCTTCTGGAGCGCCGCCACCCGGGCCCGGACCAAAGCTTGGCGGTCCACCGATTCCTGGTATCCCCGGACCGCCACCTGGCGCGCCAGGCATGCCTGCTGCTGCTGATCCAGTAGTAAGAGCTTCTTTCCAATTCGAGCCAAGAGAAGTAATTTGTTGTATTTCCCAGGCGAGAGCGGCGTCTTTTTTGAGCCATTCTCTATTAACTTTAAGCTCTTCATCCGTCCAATTAAGATATTTTTTAATTGCGTATGTCTTAGATAGATTGTCTGCGCTTTGTAAGAGATTTTGTACGTTTTTGGTTTTGATTTCTAATAACTGTTGCTCTCTTACTGCCGCAAAATGGGAAGGTACATTAAAGTAAATGTTAATGTCGCTTTCCTTAAGTTTATATTCTTCCCATAGCCCTTTAAGCTTAAGGTGAGTTACAAAGGTGTCTTTGATAGTAGAAGCTAAATGCCGCTGAAAACGACCTATTAATTTAGCAAACTTAAGTTCCTCTCTCAATATCTCTGCCCCGTCTTTAAAACCTGTAGTAGGGTCTAATCTACTTGTAGGCACTCTTAATGCCTTATACAACTTGTTTACAAAATAATTTAAGTCTTCCAGTTTACCTAAATTTTCTCCACCACGTAATACGTCTACTTTAGTACCGTCTTGTCCGTTACGCTTTGCGAACCAATAGCTATCTAACATGCTCTGCGGGTCGTATATATTAACAGACTTACCCTGAGAACTATCATAAGTTCTCTTAGACCAATAATTCTGCATCAGTCTCTTAAGATACGCCTCTGCTTTTGCAGCAGGCATATTACCTACGTCAACATAAAATGCTAGACGCTCGGGCGCTCTAACTAAACGATAGACTACTATACTATCTTCAATTAAAGAAAGTTGTTTATATGCACGACGAGCTACCTCTATATAAGGCAATCTAATCGTTTTATTTTCATTCCACATATGAGAATGAAAATAAGTTACTTGATGTCTATCTAAAGGTATAAGTTCAAGCTCATCTTTCATAGGTCCGCCAGCCGGGCCACGATTAGCACCTCTATTAGCATTGTTGCGTTCATCTTTGGATACAGGCTTACGTAGCAAGTATCCTTTTATAATCATGTTTTGAACATTATCAAAAATAGGGTTGATATGCTCTGTCGGAATCTGTACTAAGCCTATTATACCCGCTTCTTTTTTGTTCTCATTAATAACATTTTCAAAATAAATCTCTGCATCAATAAGTAGAGCTCTACAATACTCCCAACCTTTGTTTTCAAGATTGATAAGCTCCATAATATGGCTAAAATTTTTGTTTAGCTCTTTCTTTATCACTTCATCGTATTTTTCAGCTATATCTAAATTTACGTAATTACCTCTATCGTTTTTTACTAACATTTCATCGCAGATTTCATCAAGAGCGTGACTGATTTCAGCATATGATGCCATTATACGATAGTCTGCAAGTCTTTTAATTTTATCAGTATCTATTAAAGCGTAAAGAAAATCATGATAGCCTTTATCTATTATTACCCCTTGCAGGTTTGAAACTGGATTATTAGGGTCTTGTACTACCGAAACGGACTGTCGAAGCATTCTTTCTTGTGCTGATGCACCGACTTTATAAAAAGTTTGAAATTTAGGATTAATTTCCTGTATGTTGTCTATTACAGTCGCGTTACCTGTGTAAGGCAATTTGGATACAAAGCTATTAAAAGCTCGCGAAAAGTAATTATTATTCTGTTCAGCCATTTAGATATATTTACAGTTAAAACATATATTATATACAGTTTTTACCCAAGTACCACTTATATCGCAGAAACACTACCATAACCTGCCTCGTTGAATACAAAAAATACTAATTTACTTGATATTAACGGTGCCGGATATGTAGCAGTAATTTTATTATTAGATTCTATCGCATAATCCGATATCGGATAGACATTGTATAAAGTAGGGTATTGAGCTGAAAGAGATGCAATATTAGCAAACGTAGAAACGGTCACTGTATTGGTAAAAGTACCTGAAACCCCACTCACATAAACTGAAGTAGTATAGTCAAACATGTCCCCAAAAATATCTACTTTATAAGGCCGTCCAGCAGATACAGATTGGTAAAACACTACGGCCGCAGGCTGGGGCTTAGCAGAAACTGTAAAGGTTTCCGTATAATCTGTACCGCTTAAAGCAGCTTGTATTTTAGCTAGCGCGGCGGCGCTACTTGCGTTACCTGGTACTTCATTAACATTGTAAAAATTATTATCTATTTTAAATATTCTCCCTACACTATCTGCATCTTTTTTAAATAACCAACCTTTTATAGTAAAAGAAGTGTCACAAGCAACTCGAGCCGGCTGATTACTATTTAAATCAGTGGGATAATTCATGTTTAATTGCCCAGACCATAAGACTTCAGTTCTTATTTCTCTTTCAGATAAACCATCTCGCGTCCAAGATATAATAAAATATGGGTCACTATAGGGCACAAAATTACTTAAAATTTGGTCCATATCAGTCTGAAACCGAGTTAATATACTAATATTGATTCCTATATTGATCGGTACAGGTTGCAATACATGTTTATTTTTTACAGTGTTGTCAGGGTCAGTATAATAAAACCCCTCTGTTTTGTTAAACACTCTATTGTTGTCTCTGCTTATTGAATTAATACTAAAAGCTACTACAGGCAGAGTTATATGTTGAGCCTTATCTACCAGATCAAATAATACCCGTTGTTTCGGGGAATAAACATAACGTACCCCTACGTTGCTACCTGCGTTACGATTAGCGTCGTAACGCTTGACGATGGCTCCGTCAAACGCTTGCAAAAATTGCGTTAATAAATCCTTTACCTCCCAATGATAGGTGTACAGTTGCACGTAATATACTTATACAAGGCGTTCCAAAAAGTGCTTAGGAAGAATATCCCTGTTTTCAATTATAACCTTGCCAGACAAACCATCTAAAATATAGGTTACACTTTCGTCTTCTTTAGTGCGGGTACACCGTCCCGCTGCTTGAATAAGAGAGATAAACATTTTCATCTTATACCAACCTGGTTCTTTTTCAAAAAGCATTTTTACTCTCTTACTTGCAAGGGAAGGATACGGTAGTTTTACTATAATTTGCCACTTTCCAGTGTTTCCTTTAAGGTCTAACCCCATAGTTAAGGAGGGACTTACTAAAACCGTGTCGTCAGGTCGTAAAAAATGTTCTTTAATTATAGTTTCGTTATTAGTACCCTCTTCTCTATACAAAAATCGCTTAGAATTTAATTTGTTTTGTACTGCTTGAGTAATAGCAAACGAATGAGTATGGATAATACCTTTTTCTCCCTTATGATTATCTGCAATTTGCTCAATTAGATCGATAATTTTAGGTAAATTTGTGTTAAGTGTTTTATAGCTTAAAGGGAATTTATTATGACAGTAGATAGGGCTCTTTTTTGCATCAAAAGTTGAAGGTATCTCTATGTATTTGTACTTTTGTATGCCTAGATTTTTAGCAAAAATATCTTTGTCTACTATTGTAGCACTCATTAAGATTACCACATCTGCAAAATTAAACAAACAGGTACTAAGCTTATCAATTTTAAATGGTGTTATTGAGACTTTTTCGGCATCTTTTTCAACAATATACTGTGCATCTTCCCAGTGATTAAGCGTATGTGCTACTGACTCAGCTAGATCTCGGCGCTGCTGTTGCTTTGTAAGTTCAATTTTATTTTTTTCAAAGCGAGAGCGCCCGTTAAATGACTCTATTACCTCATCTATTGCTGAGTGTACGTCTCTTAGCCAGCCTAAAACCTTTGTTGGTTCTTCGCTTTTTAATTTTTCTACCTCAACCCCTAAAAATACAAGCTGTTTATAGTTTACTGTAACAGAATAGTTTTTTACTATTTCATCTTCTAGCTCTGAACACTCATCACACACAATAATTTGCCGCTTTTTAACGTGATCCGGGAGACTAAAAAAAGAAGCATAATTTAACACAGAAAAACGATTGACAAGCGCTTCATTACGAGCTTCGTAATATGGACAAATACAATCTGCCCAGCATTTTTTCTTTAAATTTGACGAAATCACGCATGGTGCTAAATCTACCGTAAAATTTTCATCGATTTCACACTGATAATTATTTTTTCCTTTAAAAACTATACTTTCGCTAAAAAGGTCTTTATATTGATTTTGTAGAGCCTTAGTAGTAGTCAGGGCAAACATACCGTGAGGTTTAAATTTATTAAAAGCCCCTACAAAATCGTCGCTATACGCATGATACCCCTCTACTAATCTACTATATTCGGCGTCTGCTTGAGAAGTTACATTAGCAAGTGTTTTGCTGAAAAACGATTTTCCGGAACCTGTAGGGGCTTGTACGATTATATATTTTTCTCCGGAATTTATAGCTTCCCAGATCTGCTGTAACCCAGCTACTTGCTGTTCTCTAGGTGTAAATTCCTCCGGAAAATACGTTAAAATGGGTTTGTCTATTTTCATTAAGAACAATAGACAATTGTAACACAAAAACCAATTTTTACAACGATTTTAAATGTAAAATTGTGTCATAAAATTTGCTATTTTTTACTTTATTGACACTTTTTAACGCTATAAGCAATTCAAAGTCTTTTTCTGACAAAGATTCAAGGGTATAATCAAATAGAACCGTAGTTTCAGTGGTTTTAACTGAAAAAGGGTATGGAATTTCGAACGTTTCTCTCTTTTTTTCCGTAACTACAGTAAACGAAAGGTAATTGCTAGAAAGTTTGTATAATAAAAGTTTACCTTTTTTATAATTTTTATGTTTAAAGGTAAACATTACATCTTTTTGCAAGAAAGGCTTGAGGGCTGCGTCTATTTTATCCATTATACCCCCATAAATTGCTGTTTATCGCTAGCTGACATCTTGGAAAGTACATTATTAAAATAATTCCAGAAGTCTTCCGGTGGCGTGGTTTTAATTACACTTATTACGTCTACACTTTCCGAAGGAATTAAACGATAACCTTGCATAAAAATATCCCAGGTCATTACTAAACCTTTTTTACTAGGGTCAAACTTTAAACTACCCGGGGCTTGATGCCAATTCAAGGCTATTTTACCTTGCGGGCTCATAAGCAAGTTAGTGTCATTAGTGCATAGCATTCTTCTTTGAGTGCTATTAGCAAGAGGGCGACGCCTGTTGAATTTAAGTTCAACAGCGTTTGAATTAAGTAATTCAATTAAGCCGCCCTGAGATAATCTCATTTAGTTTCTTGCTCTGCTACACCAAAAATACGATCTTCATTTAAAAAGACGATATGTTTGAGATTATTTATATTACTAGCTCTTAGTCCGAACGTACTCGGAAATATTACGTATTGACCAGGCTTTACGCTAGTAGCAGGACCAGCTAAAATTACCTTTGCTACTCGCCAGGCCTGGTTCACTACGTTAATCGGTACCCAGATATCTCCTCTTTTAATCATGGTACCGTCTTCATTAATATCAGCAAACTGACACATTAAAATATCATCTAAGACTTGTGTCAGTTTCCACCCGCCCAGGTTTAAATCACTGGTAAGATAGTTTTCAATACGAACCAAACCCTTAACTTTATCAGTAGCGATATCTTCTGTAGTTTGGTCAACAAGATTTTTATCTTCTTTGCTTAAATTTTTGTATTTCTGTTTAAGTGCTTCGTTTGTCATTGGTTTTTTGGTAAAATAATTTTGAGATTGTTATCTCTTACATAACTAATTACCTCTCTTGAGGAGATTTCAAGATTATTTGCTATTTTTTGTATGTATTCTTTTTCTTTT